CTGGAGCTATTGGTGGATATTTAATATCTTTATCAGGAGCTGTAGGTGACATTACTTCCGTGGGAATGGGTGGATTGTCTTCAATAGGAGGAAACACTTCTGTTTATGGAAATTCTGGTCAAGGTGGATCTTCATTAATTGGATCAGGTGGAACAGGTATAAATTCTATTGCTACATCTGGAGCTACTGGATCCAATGCTACTGGATTCGCATCTGGAGGCGCAGGAGCAGCTGCAAATGGGACAACATCATCTTTTTCTGGTGGTAATGGAACTGGAGGATATGTAGTAATTACAGAATTCATTTAAGGACAAAATCATGCCTCTAATCAAAAGTATGAAATTTCAAAGAAAATGGTTAAAAGATAATAATTAAATCTATAATTGATAATCAGGATATGTAAATGCAATTATTACTAGTCCTTCTGCAACTTATTCTTATGCTGTAGGAACTGCGGGAACTGCGGGAACTGCGGGAACTGCGGGAACAGGCGGTAGTGCCGGTGGAGCAGGCGGCTCAGGCTACATTGTTATCAGAGAGTATTATCAATAACTATGCTACCATAAACTGCCCCTGACGTTGAGCAGGGGCATTAACTCAACAAGGAATATAATCATGTCAGAATTATCAACTTTTGTAGCATCTATGGAAGCACGTATCAAAGAATACGAAACCGCAATTGCAACGTCCCTTGCAAATCACAACGGCCTTCTAGGCGCATTGGCTGAACTAAAAAATGTTCTAACTATTGCTGCACCTGTTGTAGAAGCATTAGTTCCAAGCGCATCGGCCATTATTAATACAGTGGAAAATGTGGTAAATGATGTGGATAATGCTGTAGAACCTGCTGTTTCTGGTGCTACGGGTGCCGCTGCAGAATAGTTCACAATTGATTCATGCTTTAAACACAGGCTTACGCACAGGATTATTTGTGCGTAAGTTGTTGATGATCAAATCTTATTCAAGATTATACATAAAACAAGCCACGCTTATAATAACAATAGTATTACTTCTTAAGATCTAATATTATAATAACTGATGGCCTCCATTCCATCACTCCTAGTCAGTCAGTACAGCTCTTGTCATCCGCAAGGGCTGTTCTCAAAGGGATATCATGAAGTTATTTATTGTCTTATTAATGTTAATGTTTGGTGCCTTTTCCAGTTTACTGTTACATTATTCAAAACATCCCACGCATTCTGTAGTTGTATACCAATCTGAGGTTGATAACGATGATGGCTATGTTCAAATCCCTGTGGAGCCGATTATTTATGCAAACTAGTGTCAAGGGGGTTATAGCTCCGAGCGCTGTTCCTGATGAGATGTTAATTGGTTGTCTTGGTGCACATGAAGGCATAAAACAATTTGGTTATCTTGATTCAGACAAAAACATGACTATTGGTTGCGGTAGATGTATCCAAGAAGGTGTTGGTCGTGGATTAAGTGTTGATGAGATTTTTTATCTTCTTAAAAATGATATTGCATATTTTCGTTTACAACTTCAGGTTTATGATTGGTATAAGATTCAAGACCAAGTGCGTGCAGATGCTTTGGTTGAGCTCGCATTTAACATGGGTATTTCGCATTTACTTGAGTTTGCCGATATGTTGTACGCATTAAAAAGAAAGTCGTATCCTGAGGCTGCTAAGGCGCTTCTAGCTAGCAAGTGGGCGGAACAAGTGGGACCGATAAGAAGCAAGGATTTAGCTTACAGGATTTTAAATGGCCGTTACACTTGAAGACATTGAACAAATAAAAATTATCGAATGGATAAAGCAATGCTCAGATTTGCCAGTAATCCACATTGCAAATCAACGGAAAACATCTGCCCAACATGGTGCTCTTTTAAAGCGCATGGGTGTAAGAGCAGGCGCTGCCGACTTGTTTTTACCTCGTAGTAATGGCATTCATTCTGGCTTATGGATTGAATTAAAAACCTTATCTGGCAAGCCAACTAAATTACAGTTAGATTTTTTAGTTGATATGATCAAAGAAGGCTATTCGGCCAAAGTATGTTATGGCGCTGAGCATGCGATTGACTTGATTAAAAAATTCTATAATATGGCATAAGCCCAAACAGCTAAATAAGAGCCCTTCAAGCCTCTATACTTATGCTCAAATCGTGAGGGCCTTCTGATTCCCATCGAGAGGGTCATCATTGATGATCATATGCGCAAGACGCTGCCGATGGGATCTTAATTGTATCAATCAAACACCTTCTTAATAATCCGATAATATCCGTCATCACTCAAAGTACATACCAACGTATGCGGTGTTTTGATATAATGCGATTCAATTAATTCACGCATTTTGTTGATATTGGATAAATGCATATAAAATTGGCTGGCATTATCGACGTGTGGTCTCAAAAATTTGGCGTAAAGTATATTTTTATTCTTTGGTGTATTAGTGTAGTAGCTTTCAAATACCCTGTGAGCGCCACAGTCGTACGATATATTTATTATCGGCAACAATGTAGTGCCCATTGGAACAACGCTGTATCGGGCCTCAGTGACGGTTAAAGTGTATGTTTCAGCTTTGATTCGCTTTAGTTTTGCATTTGGGTCGATGAGTTCGGCTTGGCATGATCGGCACATTCTTGCGCACTGATCATTTTTTGTTCTACAATTAGGGCATTCTCGCCAATCAAAAAAGTGATCACATCTTTTGTCATCGACAATACCTCGGCACCTCCTTGCCATAAGAGAGTTATTGCAGCCGCAAGTAAAACATGGTATCGGGTAATCTTCTTCTTTTTCATTTTCTTTTGGCCTAAGAGCTTCATTAATTATTAAATTATCTATATCTTGATGTCTAGTTAAATTACCAGCAAAATCCAAAATAAGTGCATTTTTTTTTGAATCATGCAGTCGAAGAGCGCGACCTATTCCTTGAACATATAATACCAGAGATTCCGTAGGCCTCAACCATATTGTTGTGCAGAAATTTGGCACGTCAATGCCTGTCATCAAACAATTGACGCTGATCAAGTATTTTATTTCATTATTGCGAGCCATGGTTAATATTTTGTGACGTTCTTTTTCTGGAGTGTCACCTGTAATAATGTATGCTGACCCTTGAGGTAATGCTGCTAAGGCTTCATCGCAGTGCTTTTTACTACTGCAAAACACAAATGCACCGTTTCTGTCCGCCATGACTTGATTTGCTTCTTGTAATATTTCCCATGTTAAACGCTTGTTTTTGTCAACGACTGCCTGTAGTTCAGTAGTGTTGAATTTGCCGGCTTTCATTCTGACCGAGCTAAAATCAAAAGATTGTGTTTCAGGATAACCATAAACCGGTCTTGCTAAGAAATTATTTTCGATTAACCATGACGTGGTTATATTGGCTACGCGCGACTTAAACAAGCATGAGTCACCAACAATATCATTTCCAGAGCCTCTGAAATCTGTGCCCGTTAAGCCGAGTAGCCGCATGGGTTGATACTCTTGCTTATAGTGTCTTAGTATTCTCATGAATTGCGAATCATGAGCTGTATAATTAATTGAATGAGCCTCGTCTACAACCACTATATTGAAAATAATGTCTTTAATGGGGTGATTGTTCTTGATAGCTGCAATGATTGACTGAGGCGTTGCGAATATAATATTCGTATCGAATTCTTTTTTGTTTAATGATGCACAGAAAACTGATGGATTGCCTCCTAATCGTTTAAATGTTTCTGAATTATTTCGTACGAGCTCTGAGCTGTTGACAAGGCATAATGCGCGTTTATTTTTAAGTTCAAGTTCGCGCATCATACTTCCAATCATGACCGATTTTCCGCTGCCCACACTAGAAACAAACAGAACAGGATCATCATTTTTCTTTAATGCTACCCATGCCTCATTGATCCCTGTTTTTTGATAATCCCTTAATTTAAACATTTTTTTTCAAATAATTAATTGCCCGCTCTAAGATGGTGCAAGAATCTTGTAATAATCCAATTCCAGAATTGCATTTTGTACACAACAACCCTCTAATATGACCTTTTTTATGACAATGGTCGACGGAAAGTTTTGATAAGGTTCCTTTTACCATTCTTGATT